GTAAAAAAAAACATAAAGTCTTAGTAGAAGTTTCAGATGATTCTCGTGGTTCTCGTAAATGGTCAATTGAAAAGATAAATTTAGATGAAAAAACTATACCGACTATTTTAAATACATCATTTTCTTCAGATAGTGATGACTCTTCGTTTAAAGGAACGATTGATACTTCATCATCTATATCATCATCTATATCATCATCTATATCATCGTCCAAATCATCAACAAACGATGATACTCTATCGGAAACTATTTCTAATGAGGGTGGGAGTGAGGGTGGGAGTGAGGGTGGGAGTGAGGGTGGGAGCATAGAAGATGGTTCTTCATCCGAAGAACATACATTTGAGTATGATAAACAGGATGAAGATTATGAAAATTTAATTGATAAACAAATGCTGAAAAATAGCGAAGAAACAAATATGGAATATTTTCATTATCTGGATAAAGGAACCAAAGAAAAGTTTTTTAACTTAACAAGGGAAATTTATGAATATAATGGGTCAAATGTTCCTCTCCGATTTAAAGTAATAGAATCCGATATGGATATGAAAACAAAAGCTATCGCTCTAGAAAATATTGATAGACTGATAGAAATGGACCCATCCACAGGGGAACACAGTAAAATGGATCTCTGGATTAATGGTCTTATGCGCATCCCATTCGGTAAATATAATTATATTCCTATAAACCCGGAGAGTAGTATCTCGGAAAAGAGAGAATTTTTAACGAATACTTATCAAACTCTCGATAAGGCTATCTATGGTCATAAAGAAGCAAAAACACATATATTACAGGTTATCGGTAAATGGATGAAAAATCCAGATAGTAGTGGTAATGTCCTCGCTATTCAGGGTCCCATGGGTAATGGTAAAACGACTCTCGTTAAAGAGGGTATCTCTAAAGTCTTAAATAGACCCTTTTATTTCATTGCCCTAGGAGGTGCTTCCGATTCAGCTTATTTTGATGGTCACTGTTATACATATGAAGGTTCTCATTGGGGTAGAATAGTTCAAATCTTACAAGATTCAAAATGCATGAATCCAATTATCTATTTTGATGAATTAGATAAAATTAGTGATACAAATAAAGGAGAAGAAATTATTCATATGCTAACTCATCTAACGGATCCTTCACAAAATAATCTATTCCAAGATAACTATTTCCCAGGCGTAAATTTAGATTTATCTAAAGCATTATTTATCTTTTCTTACAACGATGAAAGTAAAATAAATCGTATTCTCAAAGATCGCATGTATGTTATTCATACGAAAGGGTTTAAAATCGATGATAAAATTAAAATTTGTAATGAATACCTAATCCCTGAAATATTCAACACCTTCGTGTTTAAAAAGGATGAATTGGTTTTTACAAATGATATTATTAAAAAAATAGTTGAGAAATATACAGATGGCGAAGAAGGCGTTAGGAATCTTAAAAGATGTATAGAAACAATTGTTTCTAAAATTAATATTCATATCTTATCTGATGGAGATAGTGTATTATCCTTTCAGTTAAAAGAGTTAATTCTACCCCAAACTTTAACCGAAGAACATATTGATATTCTATTAAAAATAGATAATGGCGATGGTAAACCTCCTTACGGTATGTATTCATAAATTATCATTCATTTGTAATATTGATACTATTGATACTATTCATTAACTATTCATTAACTTTTCCTTAAATTGGTAAAAATAAATATATTTTTTTGAACCCGTTTGATAGTCTAATAAATCTTTGTAATTCGCTTCTCTATCATATCCATTTGATCCACCATCCATTCTTTCAAATAATAGATGATTATTTAGATCACATGAAATGACAACTACATGTCCCATACCAGCATACCGAAAAGCTATATCAAATACAGACTTTTGATCATTGACACAGTAATCATTATAATTTTGTAAACATTTCGTTAAACTCATGATTGTATAATCACCAATATAAACTTCAGTATCAGGATTACCTATAAGCTCATAAAATATTTTCATATGACGATTTAATGATTTAGGTAGTTCAGGTATCTCCTTAAAATTCATAAGATAATCACCTGTCTCCCTCTTTTGAAAGCAAGGTTCGTTCGTGCTATCGTGATTCTCATCTGATAATTTACTATTCTTCAATAACTCTTGAACAGATAAAACCTGTTCCCGTTTATCCGAAATATGTTTATTCATTTATTTAATTAAGATAAATTATCTTAAAATAAATTATCTTAAAATAATATATTTTTATGCAAGCATCGTTCAACATTATCCGCAAGTGGTATAATTAAATCATAATATTCATACATTTTTATTTTATATACAAGATTCTCGTGATTATTATGATAATAAAATCTGAAAAAATAATGTAATATATCCTGAACCTGTTTCATTTCAGGGTATTTCATACATAGTTTTACACCGATATCAATCATTCCTATCTTTGTAGATATTTGATTATTACTTTCCATTAAATAATAAATAAAATTACACATTAAATCATATTTATCTTTTTTTAAAGGTTTTTGATGAATACTACACATACCATTATTTAATAACGATGATTTTTTATTACATCTCTTACCCGACTTGTTTTTACAATGACATCTTTCTTGTCGAGTTAAAGTCTTTAAATTATCATAACTACTTTCATAAGGTCTTTTATTCTTAATATTTAATTCTCTACATAAGGGACATTTTAGAAATAAATTAAAATTATTTTTATAAACGCATTTTTGATAACATTCTAAATGAAATACATGATTACACGATAAAGTATAATTATGCGAATTTTCCAATGATTCTAAACAGATACAACAATCCATATTCTTATAAACTACTTAGAAATACTTTAAATATTGATTATTATAATTAACCAAATGCCTCACCCAACGAACACACCATATAATATTTATGATGATAATACGATAGGATCCAGTGATAAAAAATATAAATTAAACTTCGTTATCATCACCAATATTGTATCATTTTGTATCGGTTTCGGTGTTCACTATTTATTGATTATATAAAAGAATTATCATTACAAGTAGATAAATCGCTGTAAAAAGACAGATACTTAAGCAGATACATAATTTTATCTTATTACAGGTTATACTGAGATCATCTTCATCTTTATCCTGTTGTGGCATGACCTTTACCTTTATCTTTGTCATTCGCTTAAATGTTGTATGAATTTATATTTTAGGATAAATCAAATTTAGTTTACAGTTTAGTATGAGAAAATAGATGACACATGTAGATAAATGTAAAGGTAAATCTATAAAAATTTGATTTAGATTATTAAAATAATTAATAAACATAAAATATGGGTGCTGGTACTTGTGTAGACCATTACATGCAGGATGCTGGTGAATGTTATTGGGTATATTTATGCCAAAAAGAATTAGAACGATTAGGTATAAATATTAGTTCAGTAGAAGCAAGTGAAATAGAGTTCAATAATTATTGTTCTGAGAGAGGGATCGTGGAATGTTTTCAGGTTTCGGATTATAAGAAAAATCTGGATTCATGTTTTACTGAATTTATCAAGAATATAATAAAGTCGCACCCAGATAAAAAAATGGATATAAAGAATGTTGAGGCTGAATATAGGAACAAAGGTCTAAAAGGTGATTTTATAATTTCATTTGGTGATGGGTTTGATGATATATCAATTTCACTAAAAAATTATCGTAATGGATATGGTAGCATCCAACTTAAAAGTGGTACTTGGCATTCTATCATTAATAATTTCGCCCTCAACTGTGCGGAAGGTCCAGGGATGTATATAGATTGTGAAAATGGTCTTAAATTCAGAGCTCAATCCAAATCAAAGGTTAAGAGAAATAAAAATTATGAAAAAATCGGAATTGCCGAAATAATTCCAATTTTAGACGAGTTGGACGATATACTGGATGAAGTCAAACTAAAATATATCGTTTCAGAAGAGACACGGATATTTAATGAGGAAGTTTCTGAGTCATGGAAAAAAGATTGTAATGAATATGGGTGTAGAGGTATTGATTTGGCAATCAAGGCTCTGGATTATTTACCGAAAGAACAGATAAAATCAAAATTATTAAAAGATACAGATTTACTTCATACCGAGGAATTATTATTAATTGGTCCCGGAGGTGAAATGATGTGTTCGTTATATAATGAAAGGTATAATGACCTCTTATTGAGAATCAATAATAATTGCGAAATAAATTATATCAAACATGGGAAAAATCTGCGTTTTCAGTTATTAGATACTCAGGGTGAAATATTACATATAGATATACCATTTACTCTTCAGAAGAACGGAGCTTGGTATATCCCTAAAGATGAATATATTGGATCAATATATCATAAAAAAGAAAAACAAAATTTAGTTTATGGTGAAAGGAGACCAAAGAAATCTAAAGAACTCAATACATCTACGAATATGTGGTTCAAAATTAAGGAACATTTATAAGACATATAATCTTTCTTCATCCGTTAATTTAAAATAATCAAATAATTCTATATCATTCATTTTTTTATCGGGTAGCTTGGGTAAAGCATAAAATACTTTATCATTACCAAATCCTGACCAACGTGCTGTTTTAAATATATATTTAAATAATTCACTATTTAGATTGTGATTTATATTTTCACCTTGTAAATCAGAATCTACTAATATAAAATAAGCTAAATCCGTATAACCGTATATACCTTTATCATAAAATGGTTTTGTGTACCCAGATCTAGTCCACATGACTTTTTTTTTATCCATATACTCTTGTTTTACCGAAGAATACCATACTTGTTTATTTGTGTGAAAGATTGGATAAATATGTTTATCAGTCTTAGTTTTACTTAAAACACTATTTTCATCTTTTAATCTTATATTATGACACGTTACGTAATCTTTGGCGATTACATATTTATCCTTTGTATCAAACATTATTTTTTTATGGATAGACAGTGAGATAGGATTGTTATCATTCGGTATATATATCAATTCATCGTTTATTTTTATATTAAATAAATTATTTACATTCGTTGTATTATTTAAATTCTCTGTGGAATTTTGAACAATATACCATGCAATGGAGACTGCGACATTTTTAAAATGACCACCCTGATTAAAATGTAACTGTTGGACGTTTTTTTCACGGAATAATTTTAATATCTTGGAACTTGGACTGGAGAAACTATCAGGTGATATCTGATATAAATAACCATTCGGTTTCAACCATTCATTAAACGTTTTTAGAGTAAAATCAATCCACAATTTATGGGGTGTTTTTTTCCGATTATTACGATCCTCAAATGGTGGGTTTACAAATACAATATCAAAATGAGAGATATTCCATATTTTTAATACATCCATCTTTAAACTATTACCAGTATAGCAATTAAACTTAAAATCTATATCGGGATCATCGCATATAAGCTGACAGAGTCTATTTAATTTGTAACTTGTAATATATATATTATGCTGGTTAATATCCGCGAAATATATATTTTTAGATATAATTAAACACAGGTTTTTCTTATTTTTAACATGGTCTACAAGATTTATATAATAATAATAGAATATTATCAAAATAATATTCCCTTTACCACATGAGTAATCCAAGAATGTAAGATGATTTATAAAACACTCTTTATCTATATTGTTAGCCATTGTTATTAATAATTCTGAAGGAGTACTGTGTTCAGCCATATCGTTCTTTTCATTTATACTAGTTTCGGATGATAAATTTAGTTTTTTGATTAAGTCAAGAGAAAATGATTCAGCCTTGTTAACTATATCGTCAATATTAAGTATATTTATATCACAATCATCAAGTGAATTCATATTTTAAATGAATAAATATTATTATTTTTAAATCAAATTTAATATTTATAATTTGCCTTCAATATAGATAGATGAATTATCAGTTAAAGGTTTAAATGAGCTTTACAATTTGTATGACCCAAGATACAGTTTTTACCGCATTCCGATCCTTTATTTTTACCTCTGGTCAGTATAAATACACATTTTTTACTATAATCATTTTTTAGAATTA